GGTGAGAATGAAACACCCCGACCAATTCCCCCGCGTCTTCTGCTTTCATCCAATCATCGGGTGACAAGCAAAAACCGTCGCTAGGATCATCTGCAATATTTTCACAAGGCCAATATTTCTTTCTACCTTTAACAATGCAAATAAGACCACATACTTCTTTTGTGTTTGTTTCTTTTGCGTGAATTAATGCTGATTTTTTCCAGTCCATAATTAAATAAAAGTACCAACACCGGGGAAATCTGTCCGGGTCACTTGCCGTAAAGGAACACGAACATTAACGAGATCAAAAGCAGCGCAACACTCCCATTCAACGATGTCTCTGTTCTCTGTGGTTTTACGATCTAAAAAATATTCCTCATTCGGGAAACTGGCAGAACTATCTGGCGTTCCGTATGGATTGGTACCACCTGAGAAGTTAGCCGCATCGATATATCTAGCTAGTGTTCTGATCCTTGTTAATTTTGCCCCGTTTAAATCATTCCCCGCCGTTGTAGCGTTAACGGTTGATATATAGCTAGTAATCGTTCCGAGAATATTTGAAATCCTAAGTCGTGGTCTTGGTAAAGTACCTTTTCCAGAATATGCAAACCCATCACATTCCACGGGGAAACGTTGATAAGCATTACCAGCCCAAACGACTTCACCATTTGCGTTCATATTGGCGCCGTTATGGAAACGGTAAACAGTAGAAGCACCGTGAAGCGTACTATCAAGCGTTAACGTAAATAGCTCTATTACAGAACTAGGATTAATTTTTTGTAGTTCACTTACAGGTATTGCCATTAGGGTTCAAACACCTCCTCGAATTTTGCATTAATTGTTGTGCGTCCATATCGCGGTATATTGGTTGACCATGAACGACAAATGAACTTTCCGGCGCTACCTCTCGGCGGTGTCCAATCGAATGATTCTGTCCCTGATCTTGCTTCTAAGAATGTGATGATATTGTCTCGTTCTGTATCGTCTCTATTAGCAAAGGTTAAAGACCAGTTTTTAGGATCACGATTAAGGCCGAATTGAATCCTTTGTTGATAGCCTTCACCGAAGACAGTAGTGCGGACTATTGGAGCACTTTGTTCAGTTGCAGGGAAACTAGGGGTATAAGAGAAAGTAGCCATAATTAAGCAGGGTTAAGGATTCCTCCGGGTCTTGACTGTTGAACCAGTTCCGACTGAACGGCTGCCGCGATTAATTGACCTAATGCTCTTCCTTGTTGCTCATTACCTTGCACTTCTGTTCCTGACGCATCAACATTAACAACAACATTCGTCCCGCCTAATTTATTATTCGGTGTAATTGTTCCGCTTGTTCTTGGTGTGAATATTTCCATTCCACGCTCACCAACTAGATAAGAAGTTCCAGCACTTACAGGGCCGCCGGTTGCTCTACCTGCAACCCTATTGCTAAAGGTTGTTGGTGCTTTTGGGCCGGGGAACAAACTACCAATAAAGCTACTTAACGGGCCTGTTATTGATTGCTGTATTTGAATACGGATCATGTCTTTAATAATGCTATTTGCTAAATTTCTAAAATTTAATTTACCGGTCATCACAAAATTTACTAAGGCGTCTTCCATCCCTTTGATCCCTTTAACGACTACATCAGCCATAGATTCTTGAACGGACTTAATTGAATCTTTAAAATCATCTAACTTGTTTTTCATATGAGAACCAAAAGTTTTTTCAAGTGAATCGCCTGTTTCGTCGGAAGTTAGTTTTAAACCCTCTAGAGTTCCTTTAGCTTCTTTTAACGAGCTATCAAATTTTTCAACCTCAGGAATAATTGTTTTAAAGACCCCTACTTGCTTAATTGTTTCAGCTTCTACTAATTTCGTAAACTCCTCATTTTTCATACCTCTAAATACATCCTGATAATTTTCAGGGTTTCGACTTGTTCCAATTAATGGATCACCCTCCTCAAAGAAAACGGGTTGCTTTGTAAGACTAAAAATTTTATTTCTTTTAAAATCCCCTTCTTTTATTACCATTTCTTCTTTAAATCTTTTCAAGGCATTTTTCTCTGCCTCATCTCTTATTCGCGCCCTAATGGAAGCAAATTCATCACCCGTTTTAATTCTGATTGCTGCTAAATTTCTTTGATTTGCAAAAAGTTGATCAAGCCAATTAAAGATATTTTTCAAGTTATTAATCAACCATGTAAAAAGAGGCTCTAAAGCAATTTTTGTATTTTTAGCAAAAACCTCCATATCGTCATCTAAGACTTTTAACCCCTTTGTGACTTCCGTAAACACTTCAGAAGCCGCATTAACTAATGGCTCCATAAATGGAGCGCTCGCCCCGCCTAATGCCTCGTTAAAATCTCTAACCTTTTGTCCTAACGAATCAAATGAACCCGCTAGACCTTCCGCTGCTGCCCTTGCTGCGCCCTTATAACTACCCTCAACAATTCTAAGAATTTCGGCTTGTGCTTCCATTTCTTGCCCTGATTCATGCAAGGCTAAAATCATTTCTCTTTGTTGTTCCGTGAATATCACACCTGAACGAGCTAACGCCGTTAAACCTCTTGTTGGATCACTTAAAGCTTTTGCTAATTGCAAGAAAGAACTTTTTAAATCAACTTGGTTTATCTGTGCTAAATCTGCCGCTGTTTCTGCTACTCGGCTATAAGAATCAATACCAATATTTTTGAAACTGGTTAACAATGAAAAACCTTTTTGAAATGCCTTCTCATCAAATAAAGTTTCAAAACCTAATTCATCAGCAATACCTCTCAAAGCCTTTGCTGCTTTTGGTGCATCTGTGCTAACCCTTTTCAATCCATTGGCTAACGTTGCAAAGTCTGCCTCCCTTTCTGCTACAACTTGAAAGCTTGTTTGAAATGTTTTAAATATTGCGGCGATTCCAGCTATTGCAGTTAAAGGGCCAAGTAATCCCCTAAAGGCTCCCGCTAAATTTTTCGCGCTACCTTGTAGCCCCTGCATTGAATTGCCAAGGCGTTTTATATTTTGCTGTCCTTTTACCTTTGCATTAATGGTAATTCCGTAATTACCGCCACCTGATCCGGGTATTCCTCTAGGCATTATTTTTTACCCTCTTTATTCAAAAGGTTCATAACCGTTACTTCTAAAACTTGAAGATCTTCAAACACGGAAGGCAAATCTTCTATTGCATATAGTTTAGCTGTTTCTATTACGGATGAATAGCAAAGGCCACAAAGATTACCAAGGCCGCCGATTCTCCATTGCGTTTGAACTTTTAAAAATAAATCAATTGCCGCCCAATTTTCTTTAAACACTAAAAAATCTTCTTCCGGCTCAATTTCAGGAATAACAATCCCCAACACCTCTGCGTCTTTCTGCGTTTCATCAATTACGCCACCGCGACAGTAGTACTCAGCGGCGTCTATTAGTTTTTTCTTTTTACTCCGGCTAAGGAATCAAAAAACGCTTTAGAAATATCAGTTGCAAGCATTGGAACATCTATGACCTGCTGTAAAGCTATTTGTGAATACTTAATAGGATTTCCATCTTCATCGTTAATACCATCCCAACCTAAAAGAACTTCATTTAATAAATCGGCTTCTGTGATTTCATTGTTTTGAATTTGTTCTCCCATTTCACGAATACGCGTTTGAGTTACCCTTTTAAATTCAGCGTCAAAAGTATGTTTTTCATGTTTTCCACCATCAACCGGCATATTATGAATTACCGGCCATTTATAAGAAGAATCGTCTTTCTTCAATACAAAAGCCATTTGTTTTGCTACGTTTAAGTATCAATGTAAGCCTAGCTTAGTTTTTTAGCAATTAATTAAATGTATGCAATCGAAATTTCATTGTTGCCTGCGCTTGTAGGTGTTGCTGTAAATGGTAAAGAAAGCATTTGAACGCCGTCTGAATCTTCATAAGTTGGCTGCCCTAAGTCAGTTTGTGGACAACTAATGGTAACTTTATTTCCGGCGGTTGTTCCATGTAAGAAAGTATTCGTTCCGGTTGAACTTCCTGTTGCATCTGTGAAGAAGTTATGAGCCGATAAAGCCACCGCTTCTACAGTTGCACTACCGCTAGGCTTTCTATCTGTAATCATTACCTCCTGAGTACCGCCGACTAATTGACGAACAACGGTGTCATTATTCATATCAAATGACCATGATTGCAACGCGCCAGCATATCCAAAGAGTGAAAAGGCGCTTGTATTACCTGTTTTAAATAACAAAGGCTTAGTAGCGTTATAAGTACAAGTAGGAGCCGTTGTGTCTGTTGGAGCGTTATAGATCCCCGTCATGGAGAATGAAATTACTGGGATTTGATTAAGCTCGCAATTTATTGAAAAAGTACCGCGGCAACCTGTGACCTTATGCCGTACACCGTCAATATTGCAATAAATACAACATGAGCCAAAAGAAGTACTAACAGGGGCGTAAGTATTACTTGTTGAACTAACTGTTGTAACCGCTAAGCCACAAGCCTTTAAGAGTGGGTTATAAGCTGGTTCAGTTCCGGCTGCGCCACTTCCAACCATTTCGACGTCACAAGTAACATTGACTCTTGTATTACTTAAAAGTGTTTCGTAATTGCCGAGATAACCGCGAATCAAATCTCTGCTGACCTCATCGGACTGAACAGGTTCAATATTTAAGTCGCGAACGAGGATCGCATTGCTTCCGCCAGTTGGTGTAGGGTCGGATCCGTAACTACTTTCAGTTTTTACGAGTAGCGTTCTTTTTCTAGTTAGCTTTGGCACGACACAACAAGATCAACAATATGTAAACATCATAATTCAATTCTTGCTATTTAGGCATAGCAAATTCTTTATTGCGTTATGTCGTCAACTTCTGTTCTATAT